TAGTTACGTTACCAAACTTAGGTGGCATTGATAATGCTCTAACTTGATAATCCTTAGCGGTTACTGCTCTGTTTTGAGAACCAAAGTTTGCTATAGCGTTTTCTCTTATCTCTTCTAAGGTTTCTGCTCCTCTACCACCTTTAGCTGGTTGGTCGTTGTTTACTGCTAATGAATTTTTAGCTTGAGCATATAATCCTCTTTTTACTTCATCGAATATTGTTAAATCTTCATCAAAGTTAGCATTTGTTATTCTTTTAATTGTATTAGATGCTACATTTGTAGAAACACCACCCCCTACAAAATACTTAACTGTTATAGTAGTATTTTTTGGAGATTGTCCATATGATTTTGTCATTAAGAAATTAGATGGGTCAAAGGATGCGCCTAATCTATTTATAGAATTTGGTAATCCTAAACCTACATTCTTAAAGTTTGGTATTAGTAATTCATCATCCTTACCAGCATCACCACTACCAAATTGTATTGTAGTAGAACCATTTGGATTAATTACACTTTTAAATCTTCTTGGTGTTTTTATTAGTTTTAATATCGATGGAACTGTATCTTTAAATTGATATAAGTCCTTATCCTGCGTTTCTGTATTTGAATATTCAACATAAACCATCTCTTGTGCTAAGTAAGGTACTTCATAGTATTTGTTATTATTACTATCTCTTACATCATATATCTGAATAACATCAGTATCGGGTATATCTATCTTAGCAAATTCCCCAGTACCTGCTCCAAATGTTATTTCTAATTCTTTTTCTGTTGCAGATATCACATCTACATATTTTTTTACTAAGTAGAATGTTGGTGTATTAGTATCACCATCTCTTTCATAGATTGTTATTTCTCTACCATCTTCTACTGAGAAATCTAATAATTCTGTTGTTCTAAAGGTTACACCATCAGCATCAACCTCCATACCTTCTTTTACTCTTAAAAAATAATCACTATCTGGTTCATATCTTAAATCACCACTAGCTATTGGGTCAGCTTTTATTCTCGAAGGTACTAATTGATAAACAGTCAAATTAGTTACCGCTGGTGAAGTTACTTTTGGTTTATATCCCATAAACTTAGATAGTTCAAATATATTCTCTCTATCTTCAGCAGTTGTTAGTAATGATTCTTTTAATGTATCATCGATATAATAACCCAATACATCACCAACATAAGATGCCATTTCAATGAACATCATACCAGGTGATGACTCGTTAAAGTCATTGTAAGTAGAAGGGAAGTAAGTTTTTGCGAAATCCATTAGATTAGTTCTAAATGCTTCGAAATCTTTGTTAAGGTATTTTATATCCCTACCCTTATTCTTAAAATTCTTTATTTGATTATTTAATGCCATATTATTCTGAAACTACGAAAGTTACTGTATCTAACGTTTGTTGTCCTTCTAATTTAAATTTAATTGAAACCGATGCTTGATTGAAATCAGTCATCTCTTTACTAATATCAATATTTATTTCTTCTGCCACAACATATGGTAACCATTGTTCTAATGCTGAGTTTATTGTTTCTTCAATATCCTCCTCTAACGTATCTGTGGCTTGTTCAAATAACAAACCATGCAATCCACTACCAAATTCAGGTTGAAATAATCTTTCTCCTCTTTTAGTTTTTAAAAGATTAATAATATTACTTCTCACTTGTTCAGTAGTTGTAAACGATTGGGCAAAATATCCAGTGTTACCTCTTTGTAGAGGTAATGTTAAACCGATTGCAAAGTTGTTAAACTCTTCTGTATCGATTACTAATTTTTGCCCTAATTCGTAAGCCATCTCTCTTTCCTATACTATCGTTTAAATCGTTTTACCAATTCACTATTATCTCTATTCAAAATTTTATCCAAACCAGGCAACCCAGTCTGAACACCTAATCCACCAGATTGTGGTTTACTTGCTCCACCCGTTCTCATATCACCATATCCCATTTGTTGAGCCATACTTTGTCTCATATTAGATACCGCATCTGTTCCTACAGGTTGTTGTCCCGTTGGTACATTATGAGTTCCAAACGAAACTGTCTTATCATCAGCAACTGCTGTATGTGATTGAGCCGTTTCATTTAGTATTTTATTCAATGCTTGATTTTTTGTATAACTTACATTTGGCGCAGTATCTGTTCTATCTTGTTCTAATACAGCTTCTGCTAAGGTAAATGGGTCTACTTCTGCAGCTTTCTTTTGAGGTTTCGATTTAATCCTTGATTGAACCGCCTCTTCTAAAATTTTTGGGAATTGGTTTTGTAAGAAGTTTAATTGTTGTTTTTTAACCTCAACTTCTACCAACGCCTTAATAACTTTAACTAATTTTTTAGATTCCATAATTGTATTAATGTGTTTTTCTTACTATAAATATATGTTTTAAATATTTTGATGTTTTATCCCGGCACAGTAAATGTACTCCACATAATTACACCAGGACCCGGTACAGGCGATGGACCAGCAGGATATAATGATATTGTATTGATTATACCCGATACGGATGTTAGGTGTATCTGAGCTGCTGCTACAAATCCATTTATAAAAATCATAACATTTTGATTAGGTGGAGTTGGTATATCTGTACTCCATTGACCTGGATTATTACAGGTACCAGCAACAAATTGTATGTTAGCTATAGAACCGGGTGCAGGTGGTGGAGGTGGTGGGCCTGTTAGTGTTAACCCCGTCCAATATCCTAATACGGCTGGACCTAGCTTTTTTATCCAAGGAAAACTTCCTGATTGTTTTGAGAACCCTTCCCCTAAACATGCTTTAATCTGTACTTCCATTAAAGAAGTATTACCTTTTTGTATTTTAGATAAATTAGGATTTTGTGTTCCGAATGATTTTACACAATTATCATATTCCTTTGTTAGCTTTGCAGCAAAATCAGCTTGTGATGGAGAACCACCTTCGGCTTCCATATACGATTTCATGTTTTGTTTGAATATTCCCCATCCCATTTGTTATACCGTAAAGTTTTGTTTACTAAGAATAGTTTCTAATTTATTCTGTATAGCAGCATATTTAGCAGCGTTAGTTGGTGGACCTGATGGACCTGCTGGTGTTGGATGAATCTCAGCTTGTAGTTCTGTTAAGATTTCACCTAAAATATCTATTAAGGTTTGTCCCAACGCAACCGGCTCATCTTCGTTTCCATCTTCTCCTAAATAAATCTTACCCCCATCACTATTGATAATAAAGTTATTACCTTGAGTATTCCATTCCATATGGTCATTTGTTTGAGCAAATATACCACCCTCATTATCTATTGATAAGGATTTATCCGAAATAAAACCATAATTACCTTTGGAATAAAAAATCATTTCAGATTCTTTTGATGAGATAATAATCCTACCACTATTAATTAAAATTTGGTCTCCTTTTAGTTCTGATGGATAATCCTCAAACATTTCGGGCTTTGTTTCAAAATCACTCGTACCACCATCATCAACAGTACCAGGTTGATATCCTAACAAATAATCTTGACTTGTCATTGATATAATAGAACCATCTCTACTTACATCTTCTTCTACTGGGTCTGGTTGTTCTATTTCGTTTTGAGTAATATCAGATTCTCTATTTCTAATTATAATTGTTGGTGATTCGGTTTGTTCTTCATTATTATATCCACTAAACCTAATTGATTGACCAAATCTACTTTGTATCAAAGTATCACCTTCATATAATTTTAATCTATGTATTGTTTCATTTGGTGTAAAGTAATCACCATATCCACTTGTTTCTCCAGCTGCATTTGAGTTTGATATACCAGTATTAGATGTTGATTCATATCCATCCGAATTACCCTTGGGGTCACTGTCTACCTGTCTTGGTGCGTAAGTATCATCTAATGCTGATTCTGTTGAGTTTAAGTTTTGAAACTCTCCATTATGTCTACGTTGATATCTGTAAACTCCTGATATGTGAAATAAATCAACAACTTCATTTTTTAAAGGTAAACTAAAAGAAGATGTATTCATTGGATATGCAACTACATTTCCTCCACCAGAATCACTTAATCCACCCTTACCCAAAATTTTAAATTGTATAGCTCCTATAGAACTCGGTGATGTTAATTCATCAGTAATAGCTTGAGATTCTTCATCCAATATTACACCAGTAACAATAGCCGCTATAGCTGGACCTGTTGTTGGAGATGATTTACTCCTACGCCCACTACCTACACTAGACCTTCTGTTCTTCTGCATGATTAACCTTTTGTTTTAATTCTTCAACTTCATTAGTTAGTTCATCAACCTTTTCTTCTGCTTCTTCAGTTGCATCAACAACAACTCCTTCTAATTGTTGTAGTAGTTGTTCTTTTTCTTTATCAGAAAGGAAACCAGTATCTCCTTCAGCTTTATCCTTTGATGCAATCATTCGTTGTGCAATCGCTGCCATTTTAATTAATGATTCATCGTTTCTAACTGATGTATCTATTAGGTCTTTTAGTATCGGACCAATAACTGCCATATCCCCAGCATGTCTAATTACCTTTTTCATTTCAGCAATTAGTTCTGAGATTCTTTGTTTTTTGTTTTGTTGATTATCATAGATATTTTTAAACAATCCACTTAAATCTTTTCCCGGAAATAATTCAAAATCTGTACTCATAATTTTTATATATTC